ACTCGGTTCTTATGGCATTTCCGTTGGTCAAAAGAAAAGTGGCAATGGTAACGGCAATAATCCTAAAATAGTGGATAATAGTAAAAACAAAGTAGGTATCAAATGAAAAAACTACTCTTATTAAGTTTATTTTTAGTTGCTCCTTGCTATGCAAACGGAGTTCCAACGTGGAGTACTGGTTCTTCTAATAGAACTGAAAATACTACTCAGACTATAACTCGCAGCATAGTCACAGAAAAATATGGGTCTGCCCTGTCCAGTTGGGAAGCATCAAACATTGCTGTTACAAGTGCTTCATCTGGTGGTATAACACATTCAGATGCAATTTTTACTCCCAATACTGCTACTGCTGATTGGTCATTACAAATAACCACAAGATCAGCAGGGGATAAAATAGAACAAATTACACAGAATGATGCGATTACGACTACTAGCGTTATCACTTCTTTGTCTGTCTTTAGTCAGTAAAGCAAAAGCCGAAGGCGATACAAACGTACAGGCTCAACCAAATGCGATTGGTAATTCTAGTATTATCAATCAGAATATGAATGTTAATAATGGAATGACAGGTAAGTTGCAGTTTGGAAATCTAGTATGTAGTCAACCAACAATGGCATTTACTCCTTTCTATACAGGTAATGATGCAGAGAATCCTAGTAGTGAGACTTATAGTATTAATGAAGGTTGGGGATTTCAAATGTCGTTTATGATTCCACTCGGAACTAATAACGATACGTGTTCGGAGTTAGCCAAAGTAAAGCTAGACTTAGCCATAGAAGAACTAGACAAGCAAGTGCATGATAAACAATTAGTTCGTATTTTGAAATGTAGTCAGTTACACGCATCGGGCTACATGGTGAATCCTAAGTCTAAGTTCGCATACATCTGTAATGATGTAATCAATATACGAAGTTATGTAAAAGCTAATCCTTCTTTGTTTGAAAATCCTTTACCTCCTTCTTCAAAACCTTAGTAAATATTTTCTTAGATGTTTTCTTGATAAAAGCTAAAACAGATTGCATAGCAATACCACCTGCTACAGATACAACAGATGCAGTACCAGCAGCTATTACACTTGACGCTATAACCTCTGGTGCAGGTATAGGCATTTCACCGAAGAATGGTATATTGAACGTAGCTACAGATTCAGATGATAAAGTTTCTTTGGTTTTTGGCAAGTTGTTCGGTATTGGGGGTGGTTGTACTCCTGTTACTTCCTCCGTTGAAGATGATGCTTCTTCTGAAGCAGATGCCTGATCTTCCCCAAGTCCCGACTGTACCTGTTCCAGAGAAGGTAGAAGGATTGGATCTAGATATGGAATTTCAGCCACAGGTGGATAAAAAATTGTTTTAGGTGGTGTAAGAATATAATTAGTGTTTGGTAAATCAGGTAACGCTATATTTGGTACTTCCATAATAAAAAATATTATTAATGACTTTACCTTATATAAGTTTTTGTTATACTACAACTAAGTTTCTTACCTCAAACAAGGTAACAAGTGCCTGATACGTCAGATAACGCTTGTGACAGGGAGTAAAGAACCCATGTTACACACTATTTTTTAAAAAAAATGGCTAATGCTACTGCAAGTAGGTTAGGACTAGTTAATAATACTGGTACTTCCTATGATGCACTTTTTCTTAAAACGTTTTCGGGTGAGGTTCTAACAGCATTTGCTGAGAACAACATCTTTAACGAATCAATGCACTCTGTTCGCACAATAGCGAGTGGAAAATCTGCACAATTTCCAGTTTTAGGTACTGCAACAGCAGCTTATCACTCGATTGGCACACCTTTGGTTGGAGCAAACCAAATAAAAGCTAATGAAAAAATCATAAGTATTGATGATTTGCTTATTTCACAGGCTTTTATAAGTTCTTTAGAAGAAATGAAGAACCATTATGACGTTAGGCAGACATATTCTGCGGAGCTTGGAAAGGCTTTAGCAAGAACGTATGACCAAAACGTTGCAAAGGTAATCGCAAATGCTTCTAGAGCTTCTGCAACATTAACTGGTGGTGATGGTGGTACAGTTCTTACACTTGCCAATGGTAATACAGCTTCAGCAAACGTAACAGGTGATGAGATAGCAGCAGCTATCTATGACATTGCTCAAACATTTGATGAAACTGACATTCCACCTACAGATAGGTTCTGTGTTTTACCACCTGCTGAGTATTACAAGTTAGCAGAAACAGCTACAAGAACTGTAGACGTTGACTTTAACCCACAAGGTAATGGTTCATTTGCTTCAGGTCGTGTACAAATGGTTGCAGGTATTCCTGTAATGATGAGTAATAACGTACCTCAATCAAACGTAGGATCAAACCCAACAGGTGCTAACAACACTTACTCAGGTGATGATAGTAAAACTATTGGATTAGTTTTCCATAAGTCAGCAGTTGGAACTGTAAAACTACAGGACATGACAACTGAGATTTCAGGCTCGGACTATGGGATTATGTATCAAGGTACATTACTCGTAGCCAAGTACGCATTAGGGCATGGAATCCTAAGACCAGAAGCAGCAGCAACAATTAAGCTATCTGCTTCCTAATTTACAAAAATGGGGTATCTTATTAGTAGATACCCTTTTTTTTATGCCTAAAGGTGCTGGTTCATACGGTAGTAAAGTTGGCAGACCAAAAGCCAAGAAAACTACTAAGAAAACTACTAAGAAAAAAACTAAAAAAATGTAATCATGGCTAAAAAACTTGGTTTATACGCTAATATTCATGCAAAAAGAAAGCGTATAAAAGGTGGTAGTAAAGAAAAAATGAGAAAAAAAGGTCAAAAAGGCAGACCTTCTAGACAAGACTTTATTAACTCAGCAAAAACCGCTAAGAAATGAGTATTACAGCAGCCACTACAGAATTAGAAGCCATTAATATAATGTTGGCTGCGATAGGAGAAGCACCAGTAAACTCACTTCTCGGCACACTTCCTGTTGACGTTAAGATTGCACAAAATTTATTAACAGAACAAAGTAAATCAGTACAAAGTGAAGGATGGTCATTTAATACTGAATATAATGTTGAACTAACTAGGGATGCTGCTAATAAAATTAATTTAGCAACAAACGTTTTACGAGTTGACGTAAATATAAATGATCATCCAACTATTGATGCAGTTCAAAGAGGTTTAAAATTATATAACAGGTTAAAACATACATATGAATTTGAAGAAGATTTAAAATGCGAAGTATTATATTTTTTAAATTTTGATGATTTACCTGAACCTGCAAAAAGATATATAAATATAAAAGCAGCTAGAGTATTTGTAGATCGTTCCGTTACTGATGATGCACTTAGAACATATACACAACAAGACGAAATAAGAGCTAGAAGTGTTTTATTAGATAGTGATACTAATAATGACGATTGCAATATATTAATAGGTGATCCTTCACTTACTGGTAGATTTGGTACATATACTCCTTCACAAGCATTAATTAGAGAATAATGGGTGTTGTTTCACGATCTATACCTACTTTACTAAGAGGTATATCTCAGGCTGCTGACTCAACAAAGCAAGCAGACCACGCTGATTTACAAAACAATGCTAATAGTAATCCAGTTCAAGGATTAACAAAAAGATCAGGGCTACAATATTTAGCAACTATTAGTAATAGCACCGTAGGTAATGTACATATACAAACTATTAATAGAGATACAAGTGAAAGATATATAGCAGTATTTAGTAATGGAAACGTAAAAGTTTTTGAGTTAGATGGTACAGAGAAAACAGTAAACAAACCTGATGGTACAACTTATTTAAATACATCTAATCCAAGAGATCAAATAAAAACAGTTACGATTGCTGATTATACTTTTGTTGTAAATACAAGCGTCACAACTGCAATGGACACAACGTTGTCAGCAGGTAGTGAAACTCAAGCTGTTGTATTTGTTAGTCAAGTTTTAGATAACACTACATATACACTTACAGTTGATGGCAACACAGTTACTAAAGACACATCTTCAGATAATCCACTTAGTACATCTACTGTTGCTACATCTTTAAAAAATTCTTTAAACTCTGCACTTAGTGGTTTTACTATTGCACAAAATGGTGCTGTTTTACATATTAAAAAGAATAATGGAACTGATTTTTCTGTTGATGGAGGAGATACACAAGGTAATACTTTACTAACAATAGTAAAAGATTCAGTACAGAAGTTTACAGATTTACCAACTGTTTCTCCACATGGTTATGTAGTAGAAGTAAAAGGGGATGAAAATACTAATTTCGATAATTATTACGTTAAATTTGTAGCTAACAACAGCACAGTTGCAGGTACTTTAGAAGAGGGTCAATGGGAAGAAACTGTTAAAGATGGAATAAAATTTAAGTTTAATTATGACACCATGCCACACATATTAGTAAGGCAAGCAGATGGTAATTTTAGATTTGCAAGAGTAGATGGTGATACATACACCATATCTAGCGTTGATTATACATTACCTAAATGGGGAGAAAGAACAGTAGGTGATGAAGAGTCAGCACCAAATCCTTCTTTTATTGATGCACCTATAAATAACGTTTTATTTTTTAGAACCAGATTAGGATTTTTAGCTGATGACAACGTTATTTTATCTAGAGTGTCAGAATTTTTTAACTTCTTTCCAGAAACAGTTATTACTGTTATTGATTCTGATCCTATAGACGTTTCTGCTTCACATACCAAAGTTGCTATTCTTAAACACGCAGTAACTATGGGTGAACAATTAATATTATTTTCAGATCAAACACAATTTGTTTTAGCTAGTTCTTCTGATAGTTTAACTCCTGTAACTGCTAACGTAATTGTTGCAACTGAATTTGAAAGTAGTGCTGCTGCTCAACCTGTAGGCTCTGGTAGTTCTATTTATTACTTAACAGATAAAGGAGACTTTGCAGGTGTTAGAGAATATATTAGTCAAGGGGATGCACAGGTCAGGGATGCAGCTAACATTACTATTCATGTACCAAGATTAATACCAAAAAATATATTTAAATTTGCAGTATCTACTAATGAAGATGTTTTGATATTACTAGGTACAGATAATCCAAATACTTTATATATCAATAGATGGTTAGAAGGAGAAAGAGCAAATAAAATTTTAAATTCATGGTCAACTTTTACTATTAATGAAGCAAGAACTATAAGAAATATTGATTTTATTAACAATGAATTATTTTTAGTTGTTGAACAAGCAACAGGTACAACTTTAGAAAAGATGTCTTTTTCTGCTGATTTCAGAGAAACTAATGCACCATTTGAATTTCATTTAGATCATAAAGTAACAGAAGCAACTACTGGTGTATCTACGTCTTATAGTTCTGCAACTGGTTTAACAACATTTACTTTGCCTTATAGATTAAGAGCAAAGATGACAGTTGTAGGTAGATATTTAGCTAATGGCGAAACTAGCACTTTTGTAGATACTCAAGGTAATACAAAAACATTAAAATCAGGTCAGGTATTATTAACTTCTAACTCTGTTGATGGCAGCACAAGTACTATTACTGCAACAGGAGATTTTAGAAATAGTAAATTTATTATTGGTGAGTCATATGAAATGCACTATAGATTTAGTAAGCAAAGAATTTTACAAGCGTCAGGAGGTGATCAACAAGGAGAAGTAATTAGTGGTCGATTACAAGTCCATCATTGGTATATAAAATATGAGGACACAGGTTTTTTTCAAGTTGAAGTAACACCAGAAAACAGAGATACAAGTATTCATAAATTTACTGGTAAACTTTTAGGATCTTCTTCTGCTTCTATTGGTGAAATTAATTTAGCGTCTGGTACATTTAGATTTCCTGTAATGACTAGAGCCGATACAGTTAATATAGATGTTAAAAACAGTACATTTCTACCTACTCAACTGTCGAGTGCTGAGTTTGAAGCTATGTTTTATATGAGAAGTAGGAGAATCTAATGGGATATTTAAGAAAATCTAATAGCAAAGATTTACGTCACGTTATGAATAATATGCGTGGAATAGATAAAATTGAAGCCTATTACCAATGTGGTTGTGAACCAGAAGATGCACTAGCACTTACATATATTAATAGTGAAATTACCATGACAGCAGCAGGTGATGAAGATCAACCAATGGGATTATGTGGTGTTATGTCTAATGGTTGTATATGGTTTACTGC